ACTGGTGCATTAGAGGTAAAAGGTGCTGGTGGTGATGATGCGATATTGCAGTTAAACTGTTCTGCACAAAGTCATGGTGTAAAACTAAAATCTCCTGCTCATAGTGCTAGTCAGTCTTATACGATGATTCTGCCTGATAATAATATTGCAGCAGATAAGGTTTTAAAAGTTAAAAATATTGCAAGTGGTAGTGGAACTTCAGCAGTAGGACAGTTAGAGTTTGCTAATGCTGGAGATCTCTCTGGTTTACTTAAAGAAGATGTAAATATAACTGCTGGTAAGTTAAGTGATAATACAGATATTGACCTAGAAAATGGTATGGTACATCTTTTCACTACAGCAGAAACAACTACATCTACACCTAATATTAGATTTAGTAGTTCTACTTCTCTTGACTCTAGTATGAGTGTTGGAGAAGCTATATCAGTAACTATCATCACAACTGCTGCTGCTGCTGCTTATTCTGCACAGTTAACTATTGATGGTGCTGCGGTTACAGAAAATTGGGTAGGTGGTTCTGCACCTTCTGATGGTGGTTCAAGTGGTGTTGATATTTACGCATATACAATTATTAAGACAGCATCAGCTACATTTACTGTTATTGGAAACCAAAGTAAAACATCATAATTAATGAAGCAAGACTATTGGACATACAACAAACCTTTATCAATGGCAGGTCTTGGTGGTGGTGCTACCTCACTTCAAAATGCTGGTGGTTTGCTTTTTAGTTATGATGACGCTGCCTATGATAATTTCTTTAGCAAAGGTAAAGCACCCATAAATATTTCAAATACAAGTAGCGATTTTACTTACGGAACTTCAAGTGACGTAGTTAGCGGTATTAATCCTTTTTATGATACAAGTGAACGAAAGATATGGAGTGAATATAACTCTGCTGGTTATAATGGATGGTCTAACAGTTCATTTAATTACGGTGGAGGTGGTTTAGGCGCACCTGCTAATTATTATAAATTTAGTAGTAGTTTTACTGCTTTAGCAGGTCAAAGCTCTGCAAGTTCAGATGGTTTAGGTGCTGGTGCAAGAGGTCTTACTATTGCTTTTTTACAGGATGATACTCCTGTTATAGTTATATCAGAAGGTTTTACATTCTATTTCTTTAATTATCCAGCAGGTACATATATAGGCTATATAGGTATTACATATTACCAGACTAATACACCTGGAGGTTATAACGAGAATAATATAGCTTTTGATGGTACTTATTTAATATATCACGATAATTTTAAATTTTATTATTATGATATGCCAGCTAATACATCCAGTATTAACGGCGGTACTATAAACAGGACTTTAATGTATTCAGCATATAATGTTTCTAGCAATACCACCACTCAGCATGGTCTTGTTAGTGGTGGTGGTAATATTTTGTATGTTGGTACTACTCAAGGAGCAACAAAGTTTACATTGAGTGCAGCAAACGGTCTTTATGGTACAGCTACTGAATCAACATTATATACTCATCAAGGGTCTGGTAGTAACATGACTTTAAGTATGGATTATAAAAATAGAAAATTAGTAATGAGAAATAGTGGTCGTGATTTTACGGTTTTTGGAGAATAGATTTATGAATAGGACAAAATTTAAAATTAACGGTAAAATAAATTTAAAGTTGTAAGTATTATGTCCACAATAAAAGTCGAAGAAATACAACATCCTTCTAACTCTAATAATGCAGTTTCTATTGCATCAGATTCTAGCGTTAGCTTAAAACATAGCGGTTCTGCAAAACTGGCAACTACATCAACTGGTGTAAGCGTTACAGGGACTTGCACAGCTACAGAGTTCTCAGGATCAGCAGCAAGCCTTACATCTTTACCAGCAGCTAACTTAACTGGCACATTACCAGCTTTAAGTGCAGCAAATTTAACCTCTATTCCAGCAGCAAATATTACAGGAACTTTGCCAGCGATTGATGGTTCTAATTTAACTGGTATTTCAAGCGGTGTAACTGTACAAGAAGAAGGCAGTTCATTATCTACTGCTGGAACTACTTTGAATTTTGTTGGTGCTGGTGTCACTGCATCTGGTACTGGAGCATCTAAAACAATTACTGTACCTGGTGGCGGCGGTTCATTTGAATATGTAGATAAATTAGAAACTTCTACTACAGTTAGTTCTTTAAATAAATCAGGTCTGGAATATGACAAACTTTACAGAATATGGATTCCAGAAATTACATTCAATTCTGCACAACATCTTGATATAGCACCAATGGTTGATAATAATACCTCACCTGCTAATGCTAATGATTGTAATTATGTTAATCATACAGGACTTACAAATAGATCGAGTTCTAGCAGTTCAAGTAGCCAAAGTTGGTGGCGAGTTAATTTGGCAGGTTGGCAAAGCGGTGCTTTTGGGGCTTATTTTGATGTTTATACATCTGAAAAATGCTATATAATCGGTAATTATCTAAGTTATGGAACAGGTGTTGTTCAGTATGCACATGGGTCTATATATGGTGTTAAAGGTTTACAAAATAATACTGGAAATGATTCTAATCAAACTGGTACATACGCAAAAACTAATGGATTTAGAATATACAATGCTAATGGCTGGAGTATTACTAGTGCTAGAATTTTGATATACAAATACAAGGAAAGCTAATGAATAAAATAGTAAATGGGGTAGTAGTTCCTTTAACTACTGAAGAAATTGCAGAAGTAGAAGCTGCTCAAGCTGCTGCACCTAGCGAAATTGATTATAAATGGGAACAAGTCCGAACTAAAAGAAATTCTTTACTTGCAGAGTGTGATTGGAGAGCTTTTAGTGATGTTACTTTATCTAACGAATGGAAAACATATCGTCAGGCATTAAGGGATGTACCTTCACAATCCGATCCAGATAATATTACATGGCCGACAAAACCAAGTTAAGAGGGTAAAATATAAGTAATGTACATTTAAGTATTATGTCAAGAATAAAAGTAGATGATATACGATCTAGGCAAAATAATTCCCATGACGGAATATCACTTGCATCAGATTCTAGTGTTGCACTAAAGCACTCAGGAAACCAAAAATTAATCACAAGCTCAACTGGAATAACTATTACTGGAGCCTGTGCAGCAACATCATTCACAGGTGATGGATCAACTCTTTCGGGTATAGACTCTAAAGTTGGTGGAGGAAGTGAAAAGATTTTTCAAGAAACACCGCAGACGGTGAATAGTAATTTCACGACAACGGCTGGTAAAAATTATTTGGCTGTGCTACCGTTAACAATAAATGCCACCTTATCGGTGACTGCTGGTTCTAGTATGTCTTTTGTCTAAATACTTTAAATTATGACTAAATTAAAAGTTGACGAAATTGAAGCAATAAGTACTAATCAAAATGTACAAGTTAAAACTGGTGGTGAGAATGGAGCGTTAGAAATACAAAGTGCAACAAATGATGGTACATTGCAGCTTAACTGTTCGGCGCAAAGTCATGGCGTAAAATTAAAAGCTCCTTCTAATGCTGCAAGTCAAAATTATACAATGGTTTTACCAGATAATCAGATAGCAGCAAGTAAGTTTTTAAAGGTTAAAAGTATAACTGGTGGTGGATCAACTGCTGTAGGACAGTTGGAGTATGCAGACGCTCCAAGTTCGTCTTTACCTAATTTAGATGCTGCGAACTTTACGTCAGGTACTGTCCCTAGTGCTAGGATGCCTTCTTTTACTGGTGCAGGGTTGGGGTTGAAATTAATAAGCAAAACAGTAATAGCGTATGATAATTCAATTAGTAATGTTGACCTAAATCTTGATAGCAATAGTGCGTATCATTTAATAGGAAAAAATATTATGTATGCTAACGGTAGTGGAGTACAAGTCTCATATCCAAGAATAAGATTTGCAAATTCTTCTGGTTCGTTTATGAATACTTACCATACTGTTTTTAGAGGTGGTGGTGGTTTCACAACCAGTGATGTTGGCAATTATTATAATACTTCAAATATTGATCTTCAAGCAGATAGCACAAATAAGAAAAAACACTACAATTTTACGGCTGAAATAATTACTGGTGATGGTGGTAATTATGGTGGTAACTCAAATCGTAGATCAAATTCTTGGATGTATTTAAGAGGATTTTTTACTGCCGAAGCCTACAGCAAAACTGAGGTCTTGGCTCATTATGATGATGCTTCTATAATAGATATGGTAAGAATTTCTAGCGCAGATGGTTATCCATTTCGTGCCAACACTGAATTTTTACTTTACAAATTTGCGGAGAGCTAATGTCAACAATAAACGTCAATGAAATTGAAGCTGCATCTACAAATGGTAATTTAAAAATTACTCCTAATGGAAGTGGAGTTTTAGAAGTTACTGGCGATAGTCCTGGCACTCTTAAATTAAATGATACTAGCGGAAATGGTGTAAAAATTAAAGCTCCACCTGCTTCTGCTGGACAGTCTTATACACTAACTTTACCAACAACTAATCCTGTACAAGATCAGTTTTTGCGTGTAGATAGCATTACAGGTAGCGGTTCTACAGCAATAGGACAATTAGGTTATGGAGCAATAAATCCACCAAGCACATCGTCATTGGATGCTAGTACTGTAACTAGCGGTACTATGCCATCCGCTAGATATGGTCTTGGCTCCGTAGGGGCAGGATTGGCCTTAGTACAAAATTCAACCCTTGCATCTAATGTTGCGTATATAGATTTTACAAATCTTGACGCTAATAGTTTGTATAAACTTATTTGTAAAAAAGGTGAAACTCAAGCGAATAATGGATATGTAGATTTACAATTTTTAAATATTTCTGGTGTACCTGAGACAGGCGTTATTACTTACACAAATTTTTATGACTCTCAAGATTATATGGCTGCTACTCTTAATACAGATTATGTTCGATTATTTGAAGGTCAACAATTTACCTATTTTGGATTTGAAGTAGTATTTAATACAGGCGATACAGGAGCTACAGACCACCCCAAACAACCTTGGTTACAAGGTAGGCTTACTAATAGAACTACTTCAGATGCTAAATGTGAAATTTATGCTTCTTTTACTGGTCAAGTTACAAATAAAAGGATTTTTGGTATGCGTATTAAAGAGGGTAACGGAAATAACTATATGTCTGGTAGCGTATTTATGCTATATAAATATAACGAGGTGTAAATGTCAAAAATACAAGTCGATGCTTTAAAAGGTATTCAAAATGTAAAACTAGCTCCTAATGGTAATGGAGTTGTTGAAGTAAAAGGTGCTGGAGGTGCAGATGGCACATTAGCACTTACTACTGATGCTAATAATCAAGTAAAAATAAAATCACCTCCTCATAGTGCTAATCAATCTTATACGATGGTTTTGCCTGATAATAATATTGCTCAAGACACTTTTTTAAAATTTAAAAGTGTAAGTGGTACAACAGGTCAATTAGAGTATGCAACTGTTGCTGAACCAGATGTATCATCTTTAAATGCTAGTAACTTAACATCAGGTACAGTTCCATCTGCTAGATTTCCTTCAAGTTTTACAGCAAGTCAAGCTGGATTTTCATTTGAGTCAAAATTAACTGTACCCTCACCAGTTACTACAATAGATCATACAATTTCTGAAGGTGTTTATTGGATTATTGGTAAGAATCTTAATGGAGATTTTTATAATATTTCTCCAGAAATAAGGTTACTTGATGCTAACAGTAGTCAAATGTATCAAAGAACTACACAATTTAGAGGAAGTAGTGATACTCCACAACAAGATAATAGTTATGGTCTTTATATGTACACAGGTTTAAGTAGTCCAAAGATGCTTCTTTTTGAGGCATATTTTTCAAATATAGCTAGACCTTGGATGTGGGTAAGGGCTTTTTCGCCAGGTCAAAATAGTAATTTTGAAAGTTTTATGTATAGCACTACTAGCAATGTAAGTACTACTTTCAGATTTTATGCTGGTGGTGTAAGTTTTTTTCCAAAAACTGAAGTTTTGTTTTACAAATTTAGAGAATAAGTTACAATAAAAAAATAATGTAATTTTAAAAATAATGAACAAAATGGTAAATGGCGTAGTTATCGCCATGACAGATGCAGAAATTGCAGAATTTAACGCAAACCTTCCAACAGAAGCGGAAAAACTTGCTCAAAAATGGTCTTTTGTTAGATCAGAACGAAATAGTAAGTTAAGACTTACTGATTGGAGAGCTAGTAGTGATTTAACACTATCCGATGCTTGGAAAACTTATCGCCAAGCCTTAAGAGACATTACTACACAGTCAGACCCTGATAATATTACTTGGCCTACAGAACCTAGCTAAGATTATTAGCTGCTGTTACACTATAAGAAACACATTATTAACTTATGGCTCGTAAAACAACAGAAGAGTTGCAAGAAGAACTTAAGACGTTACAGAAAAATTACGAAGAGGCTGTTCAAGTCCAGAAAAATATACAGGATAGAGCAGTTGCTATTAATGCGATTTTAACTGACAGGGCAGAGGCAGAAACCGAAAAAAAGTCTATTGCGAAATAATAGAAAAAGAGTGTAAATTTTGTGGCAAAATGTTTGCTACAACAGAACAAAGAAGAAAGTATTGCTCAAATGCTTGTAAAACAAGGTTTTATCGTAGAAAAAAAGCTACTTAGTTTCAGTTGATACTTGTTTTGTTACGATTCCAAGCGTAACATAGAGGGGAGCCAATGCCAAAATACCTGTCAAAGTTATAATAGTAACAGGTACTAAAGCTTTTAAAAACGCCTCTTTAAACATGAGAAAGATTTTAGACATTATTACTATCGTAACTGGGATTCTTATGTTAGGAATCTTAGGCGGTGGATTCTTTACATTTAAGTACGTCACCAGCGAACAGTTCAAGGCAAAAATACTTAATGAAATCATGGGAAATGTTTCAAATCTCATGCCGAAGGTTCTAGATAAAGGTCTACCTGATGTAACAGGGCCATCTATTCCTACTAAATCTCTCCCTAAATTTTAAGCTTATATGAATAGCAATATTATTAAAGGAATATCAGTAGGACTCGGAACTGTATTTGTTGCCTCCAACTTTTATACAATTACTCTTTTAAGTAAAAAATCAAATCTGCCAATGTTTGATTTACCTGTAAGCAAGTATTCTACTTATGAAATTGAAGCTGATAAAGATAGTTATAAAATAAGACATAGGATGCACGACCCAAGAATTATTGCTTCTATTGAAAGCATCAAAAAGCCAGCAGGGTTTTTAGGTGCAAGCAAGTCATACGTCACAAAAGAAAGTCAGAGGATAGCTGGTGAAAAGGATATTACTATTGTCAATAATGGTGAGCTTACAGCAAAACAAATAGCTTGTATTCAAGAACGTGCTAAAGGTGAATCTACTGGTGAACTTATTGGAACGTCAGTAGCTACTGGTACAGGTTTATCTAGTTCATTAGCTAACGTGCCATTAGTGGGTTGGTTCTTATCTGGTTTTGCAACAAATCAAGCTAGAAGAGAAGGCGGTAAGATAGGGGGTAATATGGCTTCTGACTTCAACGACTGTTAATGCCTAAAATAAAAAATATTGAAATTAAGGAAATAAATATTCCTAAAATACGAAGCTACGACATTTTTACACCAAAAGTAAAAAAAGTACCAAAGCTAGTTATTGAGTATCCAGCCTGTATAAAAGTTCATAGAAATAATTTATTTACTCAAATAGATATTGATGAAAACGGCACAATTATTGAGTGCGGTACAGAAATGCCCAGCTATGAGCCACTTGAATATACTCCTATGTATTTTAGTGGAACACAATCTACTTTAACTAACAGGGCAGAACAAGAACCAGAAATAAAATCGCAAGAACCAAAGGTTGCAAGAAAAAAAGAAGAAGAAGAATTTTATATACCA